AATAGAGCAAGTATTGCTAAAGAACTCCTACCAGGATTGAATGCAGTTTTTGGTACGGAGTATGGTGAGGTAAATGACGAACATATACCTCTTTTTGAAATAGAAAATTCTGATAGGGCTTTTGAAGAAGAAGTTCTATTTACAGGATTTGGAACTGCACCTGTAAAAGGTGAGGGTGAATCAGTTTCTTTTGATGATGCTCAAGAAAGTTATACAGCTCGTTACGACAACGAGACTATAGCTTTAGCTTTTGCTGTCACAGAAGAAGCAATGGAAGACAATCTATATGATACTTTTGCAAAATTAAGAGCAAAAGGATTAGCTAGAGCTATGGCAAATACTAAGCAGGTAAAAGCTGCTAAGATATTTAATAATGGTTTTAGCACTGCAGCATCTGATGCTATAGGTGATGGTCAACCATTCTTTAGTGCATCTCATCCAACTATATCAGCAGGTACGCAGACTAACTTATATACTGGAGCAGCATTATCTGAAGCTTCTATTGAAACTGCTGTTATACAGATTCAAAAGACTAAAGATGATAGAGGAATATTAATAGGTGCACAAGCTGTATCATTACATGTTCCTGTTGATTTAACTTTTACTGCAGCTCAAGTATTACAAAGTGAATATTCAACAACTACTGCTGCTAATGGTGGTAATGGAATTACTAACGTAAATGACATTAATGCTGTTAGAAGTATGGGTGTTATTCCACAAGGTTACTTTGTGAATAGAAGATTCACTGATACTAATGCATACTTTTTCAAAACTGATATTCCAAATGGTGCAAAGATGTTCAATAGAACACCTTTACAAACCAAGATGGAACCAGATTTTGATACTGGTAACTTACGTTTCAAAGCTAGAGAAAGATATTCTTTTGGAGTATCTGACTGGAGAAGTTACGTAGGTAACGAGGGTGCATAACCACTAACCACTAGGGAGGGTAGTAAAATACTCTCCCTATACTTTAAGGATAATAGATGGCTAAAAATATAACAGCAGTAAATAAATCAGGTGGAGATGGAGTAATTATTGCAACGAATGGTATTACAAGAATTGTAGCTATTCATGCATATTCTACTGCAGCAGGCACATTTGCCATAGCTGATAATTCAGGAGATAAGATAAAGTTTCAAGTTCCAGCTAGTGGAACAGCAGATATTTATATAGGTGATATGGGTGTTAGGTGTAGTGGATCAGTAAGTGTATCTACTCCAAATGCAGGTAGTGTTACATTATTTGTAGGCTAGACTGATGCCTGATTTTGCTTTTCTCAAAACAGATATAATAAATACAAGTGAGAATGATTCTTCAGAATTTGAAGAACATATTTCTTTCTTTATTGAAAAAGCAGAGGTACGTTTAACAAAAGATTTAGATGATGTAGGGCTAACACAGTTTAGCTCTTTTTCTTTTACAGCATCTAATCCAGTTGTTAGTCTTCCTGCTGAAACAAGAATTATAAGAAGTGTTAATTTTAAAACAAGTGCTTCTTCTAATATAACAACTCTTTTACAAAGACCTTATGAGTATGCTATAGATTACTTTCCTTATGCAAGTGCATCTACAGGTACTCCTAGATATTACGCTAGAAAAAATCAAACATCAATATATATAGTACCAACTCCTGCATCTGCTTTATCAGGAGAAATATCTTATGTGCGTAAACCATTAGGTTTAGCAAGTGCTACAGGTACAAGTGTAACTACAACAAATTATTTTAGTGAATTTTGTTATGATGCATTATTTTATGCATGCATGATAGAAGCAAATAGATTTATGAAAAATCCTAATGGTGTACAATTATACCAAGGTGATTATGTAAATGCTATAGAAGGATTACGTAATCAAGCAAGAAGATCAAGACAGGATAATATGGAGACTGCACATAATCCAAGTGGTGCTCCAAATGTTTTAGTTAAAGGAAGTAACTAATTATGGGTAAAAATGATAAAGATGATTCTTCTGATGAAATAGCTATTATAGATTTGTTTGAAGAAATGGATTTAGAACAAAAACAAAAAGAATTAAAAGAAGCTATAGAAGAATCTAAAAAAGCAACAAAACATAATAAAGGTGGTATAGTAAAAACTAAAAAGAAAAAAAAGAAAATGAAAAAACCTAGAGGTGTAGGAGCAGCATTAAGAGGTTTTGGAAAGGCATGTAAATAATGACAATAGGTAGGTCAAGTATTAGAATGCAATTAACTAAAAGATTACAAAATAAAAAAGTTAAAAAAAAGAATAAAAAGAAAAAGGGTAAGAAATAATGGCAAATATTAGTAGATTACTTACAGGTATTTTAAAAGGTGCTGATAAAACAGCTAAAAAAATATTAGTGGATGCTTTAGAAGATCCTGCTAATTTAACAGGTAAAGGAGAAATAAGAAAAGATACTTTAACAGCATTAGCTGAAAAAGAAGGTTTATCTAGAAATTTAAAAGATTTAATAAGTGCTGCTAAAGATAATACAGGTGCTAGACAATTAATTGGAGATTTTAAAACTGGTAGAAGAAAAATAGGAGAAGATGAACCAGGAGGTTTTAAAGTTTATCAAGATGCAGCTAGAGAAGTTAAGACAGGAGAAACTCCTGAAGCTTTTACAGCAAGAAGAAAAAAAGAAGGTAAAGAAAAAGGTAAAAAAGTTTTTGAATTTTTAAAAAATATGCCTGAAGATTTAAGACCCAAGGAAAAAGGTGAGAAATATAGTGTTATTAGAGATTTAGCAAGAATACAAACAAAAGCAAGAAAACAAGAAAAGATTCAAAAAGATTTAGATAATATATTAAAAAAAGCATATAAAGAAGGAACTTTTGTAGAAGATCCTAGATATGCTAAAATTATAAATGAATATGAATTTATTTCAAAAGCTTTAGGGAAAAGAGCTTTTGCTAATATAGTAAAAGATAATCCTGATATTGCTAAAAAAATTAAAGATCCTAAATTTAAAAGTGCTATAGAAAAAGGATATAAAGAGTTAATTGAAGATGCAGGTTTATTTATAGAAAAAGGTGCAGATAAAAGTAGATTTAAAAGTTTAATAAATCCTGTTAGGTTAAATGCTTTAGTTAAAGCTGCTAAAGAAACAAATTATATTCCTAAAGGTAAAAATAAAACAGATCCATTTTTTTCTAATAAAAATATAAAAAATAGATTAGGTTTTAATAAACCAATAGATGAATTTACTATTGGACCTAAACGTGGTATAAGTCCTTTACGTTTTCCAGATTTACCAGAAGGTTCTGATCCTAATCAACTTGCTTTACAAGAAGCTAGAAAATCTTTAGCTACAACAAGAGCTTTAGATTTAGCTGTAGATCCTAGAATGCCTGGACCAAAAGAAGCTGTTTCTGCTAAACAAATGGCAGAAATAATGAGAGGAGGAGATCCAGCTTTTCGTACATTAGAAGTAACAAGAACAGGACCTAGAGGAACTATAGAACCTGATGCAGAACTTTTAGCTGAGTATCAAAAACAAGCACAAAGAGTAAGAGAATTTGAAGCTAAATATCCAGGTAAACCTTTACCTAAAACTATGCGAAATATAGATCCAAGAGGTAAACCAGGATTATTAGATATTGAAGAAATGGAAGCAGCTATAGCAAGAGATGCAGAACGTGGTGGTGTATTTACTGGTCAACCAACTGTTGCACCTAGATCACGTAGAGGTACTCCATTAGCTGAAGAGGTAACAAAACCAGTAGAACAAGGAGGAAGAGTTTTACCTTGGACTATTGCTAATCCTGATAATTTACCAACTTCTGTTAAAAGAGAGTATTATCAAAATTTAGAATTTTATGATAGTTTAAAAAGTCAATATTTAGATCAAGGTTTTTCTGTAGCAGCTGCAGAAAGAGAAGCTAAACAAGATTTTGTAGAAGCTTTTGGAGAACCTACTTCTATAATGTATGATCGTTTAAGAGGTAAAGCATTAACACCAGAAGAAATAGCAGGTGATGTAGATGTACCAGTAGAAGGAAGAACTCGTTTACTTGCAGAAGAAACTCCTACACAAGAAGCAGAAGATTTATTAAATATTGAGGGAGGTTTAGATCAAATAGAAGATTTAAGTTTTAGAAGAGGTGGTTTAATTAGTCTTGTTAAGAAAAGAAAAAAGAAAAGACCTATACCTAAAATAATAAAAAATAAAAAACTTAAAAAAAGAAAACAACAAAAACCTAGAGGTGTTGGACAAGCACTTAGAGGTTATGGAGCAACAAATGCCTAAGAAAAGAAAAAGAAAAGGACTAGGAATGAAAGGCATGACTATTGGTGGTGGTCATAAAAGACCTACTAAAAGTGGTGCTGGACTAACAGCAGCAGGTGTTGCTAAATATAGAAGACAGAATCCAGGCAGCAAATTAAAAACTGCTGTGACGGAAAAAAACCCAACAGGAAAGAGAGCTAAAAGAAGAAAAAGTTTTTGTGCTAGATCTGCAGGACAAATGAAAAAGTTTCCTAAAGCAGCCAAAAATCCTAATTCAAGATTAAGACAAGCAAGGAGAAGATGGAGGTGTTAATTGTCATATCTAATAAGCAATATTCCACATTTCAAATGTTGGGTAAGAAAAGAGTTTACGCATAACCATATAAAGTATCATGGTGAACATTTACATGGTTTAGCGATTGCAGTAAATACAATACCAGATAGATGTTTAAGTTTTCAAGTTGTATTTACTGGTATACAAGAAGAAGAAAATACAGTAGGTGGTGCAATGTGGGCACGTCTTCCAATCACAAGTTTGATTGCAGATGAAGTGCTAGAAAAAATGCCAGATAGAATGGATACTCATTTAGCACAACCTTGGGATTGTTCTTCTAGAGGTCACTCAGTAATAGTGATGGATAGAATAAGTTCTAGCCCTTGGTACTGTAAAATAGGTGGAGAGTTTTATAAAGGTAGATATATGTTTACAGTTGATTATACAGATAGTTATATAAGTGATGACCCTGCACAACATAAGCAAAGTCATGTATTACAATTAACAGATGCTGGTAAGTGGACTGGTAATATTGTAGCACTACCTAATAATAGAGTTAGAGTAACTAATCCTGCATTATGGGTTGCTGGTGAAGGTGCACCAGATTTTGCACCAAGTCAATATATACATTCTGCAGAAATACATGATAGTTATACAGATCCAGATGTAACATTTAATAATCTTTATAAGGAGTAAACTAATGATGAAAAAAACTAAATATATGGCTAAAGGTACAAAGTACATGGCTAAAGGTTCTAAGTATATGGCTAAGGGAGGTAAAGTACCTTTATTAGGCAGAGGTAAGAAAAAGAAAAAAACAATGAAAAAAAAGAAGAAAAAATAATGGCTGCTAAAAAGAAAAAAACTAAAAAGAAAAAAGGTGCAAGACCAACTAATCCTGCATTATATGCAAGAGTAAAAGCAGAAGCTAAACGTAAGTTTAAAGTTTATCCAAGTGCATATGCTAATGGATGGTTGGTACGTACTTATAAAAAACGTGGTGGTGGCTATGCCTAAACCTACAGGTGGTCTTACTGCTTGGTTTGGTAAAGGACCTAAAGGTGACTGGGTAGATATAGGTGCTAAAAAGAAAAAAGGAAAGTTTCAAGCTTGTGGTAGAAAATCTACAAAAACAAGTAAAAGAAAATATCCTAAATGTGTACCAAGAGCTACTGCAAATAGAATGACTAAATCACAAATAAGGAGTGCTGTTAAAAGAAAAAGAGCTGCAGGTAATCCAGGTGGTAAACCTAGAAATGTAGCAACATTTAAAAAAAGAAAAAAGAAATAATCGTTTGACTCATTGAGTTGGAAGTAGGTATCGAAGAAACGCACTAACTTTAATTAGGAGGTGTGTTATGAATAATCAAACATTATTTGTATTTAAAAAACAACAACAAGAATATAATATGGCAAGAACATTAAAAA